CCTCCCCTTTTACTTGACATATGGAAATTAGAACAAACCTCCGGAAGTAGAACTTCCTGAAGTGGAGGGTGAATAATTAGGTTCAGCATCTTCGGTGAAAGGATTTCCATCGTCAACAAATTCCTTCAACAGGAAAGAGTCGCCATAGAAATCTTTACAACCATATTGCCCTTGAAACTTCTTCTTTACATAATCTGTAATAGGAGAGTTTAAAGGAAGAATACCTTTAGTAAATACGCTTTGGAATTTACCATCACGAATAGTCAAAGGAATTTTAACTCCCATGCCTTTATCATTGAGTGCTCCAAAGAAGTCACGAAGTTCGCCAACTTTACCGCTTGCAATAGCACTCCAAGAGTCAAGCACGAAAGGCTTTTCTTTTGGTCTTGCGTTTGCATAAGATTTAAGAAGTTCATAAACATCTTCTTCGCCAGTCTTTGCTTCACGAACAGACTTCATATCCAAACGATAGTTAGGATCTTTAGATTGTTGGTCTTCACTCAAAGCTGCTAAGTCTAAAGCCCAAGCAGTCTTTGTAAAGTTGTCAATATATTGACGCTTACCGCTATTTTGACCTACAACAGACTCGCTGTTTACCCAAAGACTAAACTTACCGAATAGTTCGGTGTCACAGCTTGGATGATTCTTATACCAAAAATCTAATCTCATCTTACCTTCGGTCTTATCATAAGCTGGATCTTTGATCTTGTCTAGATCTGTATTAAAGAGTTTAGCCAAACCTTTTTCGTCTGGATTTACTGCTACGATTTGAACAGGAGCATAGCCTGTGTAAAGTTTCTTCTCAAAACCACCTTGGTTTTCTTCTACGTCATTTAAATTAATTGCCATTGTTTTTGTTATTTAAGTTTAAGTTATTTATTTTCATTGGTAAAAATAGGAGCATGATCTCCAGGCTCCATCGAATAAAGTTCTACGGTTGATTCCCCTCCGTTATTTTCGGGAGTCAACATATCAATTGTGTCTTCAAGCGGTTCCCATGGATAATTAAATTCTCCTGTTTTTAGCTTGTTGACAGCTTCTTCTTTGGCTTTATCCAAAGACTCGGCTTCTATCTCAAACTTGGTTCTAAACCAAATAGTAGCCTTTTCGTCTAATTGAAATTGAAATGTTTGCATTATGAATAATATTCGTCAATCTTTTCTGAAACCAGCTTCAAGTCATTAGCAATAAGAGTGTCGTCAAACATTCCCATTGGACTCTTCGCAGGACGTTTCTTAAATCTATTAGTCAAGAAGTGATATTCCATTCCGTTCTTTCCTTCATCTACATAAGTATAAAGACAGATAGTGAACAGTCCTTCTAGATTAATATTGTTGTCTAACATTTTGCCGATTGTCTTCATTTTGTAGCTTACAATCTCTCCGCCATCTTCTACGGCTTCTGAGTGACCTAAGCAGAAAACTTTCAAATCAGCTCTTAGTCCACGAACAGCAGACAAGATGTTGAACATGTTTTGACCTATCTGAGAAAATTTGGTATAACCAATCTCAGTTGCTCTTTTCATAAACTCAAAGCCCATCACATACTGAATGTCGTCAATTACGATATTCTTTACGTGTGCTCCTTTGTCACTAATGTTTTTGAGCAAGTCTACTATTTCTTTAGAAGTAGAGATTTCAACATAGTTCTTTTTCTCCAAGCTATACATCTTTGAAGCTCCTTTGAAAGGTAATTCTTTACCGGCTACACCGATAATGATTGTTTCTTCGGGATTCAAAGTCCTGATGCTTGTTGATTTACCTTCACCTGAAGGTCCGATAATTCCGATTAATAGTGCCATATTTAATTTTGTTTTCTTTTTTCTGAGGTTGTCCAGCCAAAGAAAGAAGTAAATTGTATTGCTGCTTTCATACAGGCTGCTTTGCTTTTAGTACTTAATGCCATGAGCTCTTTTCTAGCTTGACTGTTTTTGTAGAGGTAATCTGCTAACCAGTCTGTAAATTCATTTTCTTGCTCTTCTGTCCATCTATAATTTAAGTACCAATCATCTGTCTTAACGTACTGATCTGAATAGGTAATACCCGTTCCCTCAAACATTTTCTCTAGTATAATTCTTAGTTGGCTACCTATTGGTTTGTCTCTCATATTTTTTGTTATTTATTCAAATTTACGATAAATAGTCTAACTTTCCAAGTTAAACTGTTCTATTTTACTCTTATTTACATAATATTCATAGTTATTTCTGCTAGTACCCATGTTCTGTGCTTTTGGTAATTCCTCAAAGTGTGGAACACCTCTAGAGAAATATAGTCCTAATCTGCCTGATAAGCCAGACAAACGATCTTTTAAAAACCTTATGCTACGATAGTTATCCTGGAAGATATTAATGTCATATCCTTGGTGGACTTCTATGTCGTAACGAAAAGGAGCAAAGATACCTAAGACTACATCTGCTGATCGTTGGGTAGTCTTACAATCAGCCAAATCAGCTAGCGAAGGTTCTAGTTTAGCTTCAATCAATTCACCTCTATTAGTAAATTGTTGAGATTCGCCACTAGAAGCTTGCTGTTGGATAGGAACAAAGATTAAATTATATCTCTTGCAGAATATCTCAAGACCATACTGATCTACAAAGAACGCCAAAGTCTCTCTTAAATCTAAAGTAACTCCTTTAAGAGACTCAGTGTGTAAAAGAGAAATATGATCCACGACTACAAAGTAGTAAACGTCTTCTTTGTGTTCATAATAAAGAGGATACTTGTGTTCATCTCTTTCTTCGTAAACCATTTTACCCTTAGTAGAGTCTTCGAAATACCTTTCAACATGTTTCTTTATTCCTGTGGGATTAGAAATGTGGTCTATAACTTCCACGTGTTCTTCAAAGAACTTTAAGAATCCTGAGTCTTTTGCTTCTTTGATCCACTCTAAAATTTGTTTTGGTACTACATACTTACCATAACTCAACATCATTTCTGGAGTTACAATCTTTCTATGATTATAATAGATTGCAATAGAGATTGCTTCTAGGTAAAGCTTTTCTTTTGATTCTTCGAGAGCAAACCAAAAGATTTTAGTTTTAAATGGCTTTTCTTTCCACTTCATATAAGTCGAAACAATAGTGAGCCATTTGGTAAACTTTGACTTTGCAATACCTGAAGACGCAGTAACAAGATACATTTTGCCTTTAACCCAACCTGGGTAGTTATACTCGTCGGTTAATCGGTCAAAACTCCAAGGTATAGAATTATAGTTACCGTCTAGACGATTCTGACGGTTCTCTTCTACCCTTTTGTATATCTCTTCAAACTGCATTACAAGTCTCCTCCAAAACGATTCTCCGTTTTAGGCTTATTTCCTTCGTTGAGATAAGTTTCGCACCAAGTAGCTAGGTCTGAAGTCTCACTTCCCTTTTCGGTTCGTTTAAAGATAAAATAGTGAGCTTCTCTAATAAATTGTGGTTTGCCTTGTTTTCTCCAATATCCGATATACATGTCAGTTGCTCCAAGAATTGTTTGTTTATCAAACTTAAATTCTCGAATAAACCTTGTCATCTTATCGGATACTTGTTTAACAGAGCTTGTTTTTCCTACGATGCCTATGTTCTTTCTAGAAAATTTGTCAATGTATTGCGGTATCCAATCCGCTTCTGTTACTAGTCCAAGGGATTCAGATCCTTCAGCTCCTATTTTTTCTAGTGCGTCTGGTGTCCAATACCACTCGTTGTCTTTTTGGACTAGTAGTCCCAAAGCTTGCCACTCTCGCAATTTCTGTTCTGTCTCTAGTAGTTTCCAGAGTACTTCGTAAAATGTTAGTTTCATTGTCTAATTTCGTTTGGGGGGTTTCAAAATTACGGATATAAAGCATTCTTGTCAAGTATTCTTTTTCAGTTTCTTCTGACTCTTCCTGATACCAGTAATCTAATTCTGATCGGTTCATTCTTTTTTATTAATTGTAATCCACCAATGATGATGTCCTACTACAAAAGATATTTGAGTATAAGTAGGGTTTCAAATAATGTTAAAGTAGGGAGTAGCAAATTGCCAATAGCCTTTTGGAAGATTTGTTCCCCAACGTGTGTAATTGATTTTCATTTTATACTAATCTAAAAATACTTTTAAGGTTCTACCTCCGTCTTGAAAGCTCAGTTCAATAGAATTAAAATCTCCTAACTCTTGATATAAGGTAAGAAGTCTTCCTATCTGATATGTATTCTTTGCATGATTGATTACTTCAAACCTTGTTATTTCAACTGAACTCTCTGACTCTTTTAGCTTTTCATACTCACTTAGAATATATTCAAGCGGAGCATCTGGAGTAAAGTTTTCTTTTACCCATTTAATAAGTTCTTCGTCTTTTTTCATTTTACTATTTTGTACCACAAATGTATGGCTGTTGTTTTGATTATTTCGTATATGGCTATGGTTAGGAGTATTTTCATTTGTTACCTCCGTATGTTTTAATACACCAATCATAAAAATCTAATTCACTTTTAGATTCAAGATATTTAGGATACCATTTTTCAAGCACTGTTATATATACGCTGTTTGGTGTACACATAGTTTCTGTTGGGTTTTGTTCTCTGTAAAGTTTATCTGCAATAGATATTAACTCTTCTTGTGTATGTATTTTCATTTGTTACCTCCGTATGTTTCGTTGTAGTATTGTTCTCCATCTTCTTTTTTCATATAATCATAACATCCACATCCAGTTAAACTTCCTGCAATATATGCTTCTATTTTCTGCTGCTTCTCCATTTGTTTGGCTTGTTCAAATGCATCTTGAGGATTAATAAATGGTATCTTTTTTAACTCATTTTCTAACCATTCTACTGCTGTTTGTTTCATTTTACTTCATTTACTGTTCTACATTCTTCGCACAACCTTTTGTTATAAGGAGCAAGTCCTAACTTAGGTGTGTGCATTGTTTCTTTTTTACAAGTGGGACAATACTGCTTGCTTCTTGTAGTTGCTATAGGTTCTTCTTTCATTTAGATTAAATTAAAGTAAGGTCCCAAATGAGACCTTACTGAGTTAGCTTTTTGTATTCGCTTGTAATATTTTGCTGGAACTGTTTGTAGTTCTGAACAAACTCATCTAAAGTATCATAAGATTTATAATCAGACCTCTCACGATGCAAGTATCCAAGACGATTGAAGAGAAGTCCTTTAATTTTATATAGTCTGATAAGTTGACAATGTGTTTTTATTTCTACTGGTTCATAGTCATACATTACATTAAGTTGATGTCTGTTTACATCTGTTTCTCCTCCAAAGTAAATACTTATATCTCCATGGTGAGGATTTTTAATGTAATACTCAGCTTTAAATATGTTACTTAAGTCTTTAGTAAAAATCATAACAGGACTAAACTCTTTGTTAAACTCGTCTATTTGTCTATAAAGGTCTTGTTCTAGCTGTCTAGCTATAACTGCATTAAAATCAAAGACAGACTTTCTAAATGCTTCTGTATCGTCTAAATCTTTCTTTACAGCTTGTAGAGAGAAACGACCAGGTGTTTCTATTTTAGGAGGATTTAGTTTATTGAATTCCTTTTTGAGGTCTTCAATTAGATTTTCTTGAAATTGTGTTAGGTTCATAATATTAAATTAAATCTTATATTTAATCTCTTCCATGAGACTTTTTATATCTTCTTTGATTTTTAGTTCTTGAAGAGTATTAACACAGTCAATAATTTCATTTATTTTATTTCTAAACTGGTTAAACTTTTCTCCAACCGTTTCTTCTGCTAAATTTGATTCTTCTGTAGTTTTAAGTTTTTCTATTTTATTCATCGTTTAAATTTTAGGTTTTATCCATGTAATATTTTCTTGTCCGTAGTACTCTAGACCTTTTTTAGTCCAAGCTACATCTCTTGTATTATTCATACAGATTATGTGTAGTTCGGCTTTTTCTCCTTCTAAGAAGTTAAGAGTTCTTGCGATTCTTTGAGCCGCTTTAGAAGAAGAAGCGTAAGTATGTAAGAGTACTGCTCTATTAAGATTAGGAAAAGTCACACCAGCATTTAGTTGGTTGATTGTGGCGAGAAAGTTAACTTCTCCTGAGTTAAACTTAGCCAAAGCTTCTTTATTAGTAGCTTCGGAGTTTTTTGAGTGGTAGGTGTAGCGACAAATCTCGTTACATTGTTGTATAGTTTCTACAAAAACTAAGCATCTGTCAAAACTACTCAATAGTTCTCTAAGTTTAGCCCATTTAGTAGGACTACCGGCTATACTCTGAATTAGTTTAATCATCATAGCAAAGTTGTCGTTACAATGCATTTCAAAGAAATTAACTTTAGCTTTTTCACTCCAGAATCCGCCAGACTTTCTGGGAATATCTCTTTTCTCGCTTGGATCAACTAAGTGTACGTAAATATGATAAGGTTTATTTAAGATTCCTGTGGTCTCATCAATAGTTCTTTCATATCTTACAGGACACAAAGTCTCAATAAAGAATCTCTTTCTTGTTCCTTTACGTGGAAGCGTGCCTGTTAATCCGTTTAAAGTCTTAGGACGATTGCTCATTACAAAATTCCACTTAGCTTCAGAAAGTTGGTCTATTTCGTCTATTAGTACGCAATCGTAATCATTTAAGTCATGTTTGTCTAAACTAGCAAAAGTGGTAAAAGTGATATGACTAATATCAAAACCAAACTTTTCGCTATCAGACTTCCAAGCTTCATAAATTGACTTGTTAGGATAAGCTACTAGAACTTCATCATAGAAGTCTGCTACCTTTAATCCTACGACAGTCTTTCCACTTCTCATAGGCATAACAGCACAACCGCTTCTTCCTTTTAGAGACTCGTAAGCCTCGTCTTGATATTGTTGTCTTATATCGTTACTCATTTTTTTTTAAATTAAAAAGAAAGGAGAGCATTAGCTCTCCCTTCTTCAAATATACAAAACAAACTTAAATATGCAAAATGTTAATCTAATAAATCTGACTTAGTGTCAAACCAGTCTTCAGGTACATAATAATAAGAACCGCAATCTTCACAAGCTACTGTTCCGTTAATGTCTTCTACTGTTTTCTCACTGAAACAGCAAGGACAATATCCATCCATTAGACATTCTTCTACTTCCTTGTCTGTAACATCAATAGTTCCATCAGAAAAGATATGACGATAGTTTTTGTTCTCTTTAAGTTCTGTGTCTACATTAAACGATTTATTGTAAGCTAAATCATCATAAATGTCATAGAACTCATCATAGCGATCGTAATAAGTACTTTGAGTAGAACGAACATTTCCGTAGCTCTTTCCGTAATCAATGCTCATAGCTCTATGAAACCACTTTGTTCCGCCAAGCTGTACAAGACACTCATAACCAAAGTTAATAGAGTTCTCTAAAGCTTGAATAGAAGTGATTTCTTGTTCGGAATGCTCATCAAAGTAACCAGCACCAATATTACAACCGATACAGTTTACTCCGTTCAACTTTACGATTTCACCTACATCAGTAAAACTACCAGTACTTTCTATTACATGATACTTGTTCATTAGACCAGCAGCTGCATGTACAAACTCTGAATTACAAGTATAAACCCCATTGGTTCTTGTGATTAGTTCTAACCCTGCATAAGAGTTGCGATCCATTTGAAAGATCATAGAACAATCGGCAAAGAACAGAGGATCAGCTTGCTTAGAGCCTACAGCACCAATCTCTTCATCCTTGAAGAAACCTACTTTAATCGTATCTAAACGATCAAGCATCATTAAAGCAAAGAGATTACCATTCTTATCATCAAAACCTACACCACACTGAAGACCGGTATCCATATCCATACCATAAACCCATTTCTCATTTCTTTCGATTTTAAGATTAGGAGTATAGTCTTGATTGATGTCGGTATGACACACAACACAAGGATACAAATCAGCTTCACCTTTAACAACATAAATATTTCCATAGTGGTCTACGGATATCTCTAGTCCTGGTTTCTGCTTAAGATAATCAAGTAGCCAAGCTACATAACGATCTTGATGTTGGGTTTTACTTGGACTCTGCTTATAAAGCAAAGTATAAAATAGATCCCAGTCTATCTTAATTTCGTTATCTAGTTTAGGAAACTCAGGTTTTTGGCTACTTCTATAGTAGCTGTTATAATATGAACTCATTGTTGTTGATTGGTTGGATTGATTCGACTGTGTAACTTTCGTTGGTTGTACTGCTTTCGTTGATTGGTTGATTTGCTTGGTTTTCTTGTATCTTGCTTTCTTCTTTCGTTTTCTGGACATTTTCTCTTAATTTAACTTGTTCTAATAATTCATAGTAACGTTCTGATTCGGCTTCAACATATTCTCCTTCAAGATATTCAATATCTTCAGAGTCTTTGTGATACCATTCTCCGTTTACTTCTACTGTGTAATCTCCCGTAAACTCATACCACTGACCTTTGTGTCTAACTGCATAGTCGGAAATATCATCGTCTATGTAATAGTTGCCTTCATAACTTTCAATCACATCATCATTGTGGGCATAATCTCCGTTATGAAGTTCTGTTACGTCATCTACGTGATAATATGCTTGTACATACTCACACCAAATAGCACTGTCGCTAACAATACATTCGTCATCGTTTGTATGAGTACAACAGTTAGAACACATGTAATCGCCTCTGTAACGACCCATAGTAATCTCGTATAGATCTTCTGAGTTTTCGTGACTTCCGCAATGACTACATTCGTTGCCACCATCAGTATTACCTTCTGCATCTGTAAGCTCTTTGTCATAGCTATAATTACAATCATTAGACAAACCTTTACCTGTATTTAGATATTTGAAAGTATCCATATAAGGATAAGTGTCAAAATCTGTATACTTTAAAGGAATAAACATAGACGAACTTCCGTGATAACAATCATGATAAGCTTCTAGTCTAGACTTCATAGCAATTTTGGTATTCTCGTCTATTGCATAAATTCTATCGTGCCATCTTTCACTTTCACTTATGTTCCAAAGCAAACATCTAGCTGCAACTCTATCTTTTTTCAAAAGAAGTGCAAGACTAATCTTGTCTGGATTTGCAGCATAAATGTCTAGATAAGGCTGACAATAACGATAACGCATACAGCTACTACCTAACTCACCAGTACCTTGATAATAATTGTCTTCATGATAAGCCCATTTAATCTTTTCTCCGCTAACTTCTTCAAAGATTAGATCGCCAAGCTCACCGCACTCCTTAAAAGATTCTAGTTTGTAAAGAGAAACAAAATGTTCTAAGTCTTTAAAAGTAAATCTATCTTCAAAGTCTGTTATGATTCTGCGAATAATCTTACCTATAGAACTATGATAACGCTTGTTAGGATTCCAAAAGTCTTCTTCTAAGTTTTCTCCTGCCTTTTCAAACATAGCTCCTCTAACACTGCCTTGAAACATATAACCAGTAAATAGTCTAGATCCAATGTAAGCATTTGGTCTACTATATCCTACAGCTCTAGCTATAAGGTTATGACGCTCTCCTAATCCTATAAAAAGATTACTCATTGCATTAGCAAAGTCACGAATTCTAGATTCTATCAGTTCTATATTACTGATCTCAGACTCTTTAAAATACATAAAGTCTCGATAAATAGATATTGTATCAGAATTCATGGTTTGGTATCCATGATTAAGAAAAACTTCTGCTGTAGTGTTATCGTTCTCTACTTGAAGAGGCCAATCTGAATCATGTCCTCTAAACATTTCAAAGCCTGCAGGATTAACATTACAAGTAAATTGACTTAATTTATAAATCTTTCTTTCTTCGTTTGTAATCCTTTCTATTCTAGGAATATCCAAATAACTAATGTAAGAAGGATTGTCTCGGCTTATACCAATATAATTGATGTTGAGTCCTTCAATCTCTTGCTGGTTCAATTCTACTAACGCTTTAGCGATAGAAGAGTCTATTCTGTTAAGTTTGTCAATCAGTACTTCGTTTATTACTAATTTCATAATTTTGGTTTTTTAATTGGGTTTTAATTTGTTTTTTTTCTTTCTTGGTTTTAGTTAAATAAAAAAGGGGAGCCATCTCTGACTCCCCTCAAACACTATGAAAAATCACAACTCAATCGGAGCTGTTTTCTCTTGACACTATGCAAGTATACTTATCGTTATAGAATTTTATTTCTCTAACAAAAGTTTTGTATGCTTTCATAGGGTATCTTTTTAAATACTTTTCAATTTTAGCTTTTAGTGCTTCTTCTGTTTCTGCTGAAAGTTCTATGTAAATCATAAATCTAGCAATTAGGTTTAAATCCAAGGTTCGCTTTTGATGTACTCTGGGTTTTTTCTTCTGATAATAATGAAGTGGTAATAACCATAAGGTCCTTTATACAGATCTCCTACGTGTTTTTGGTCTACTTGGTGCCAGGTATCTGTTGTGTAATCATAGTATTCGTCGTTAACTAAGATGATATCATCTTCAGTCAACATGTGGTACATCGGGTTGTGAGAGTCGCGAATCATAGTTGTTTTCTTCTAAGGTTTCTTTTGGCAAAGTTAATGCAATTTCTCTAAGTTTCGCTTCTTGTTGAGCTTCTTCTAGTTCAATTTTTTCAATTTCGCTATCTACAATGTTTTGTGGAAGAGGACCTAAGATTGTTTCAAAGACTGGATTTTGCCAAGCTTCTATTTCCAATCTTAAGTCTTCTGCCATTATTTCGGATTCTGATTTTAATCTATCTTTCATTTTTTATCTTCGTAGGTTTTGTTGTAGTAATCAAATCTATCTTTGAGAATAGCTGTAAAACGAATATGATGTTTTTGTTCTTTTGTTTCAAGTTTACTTACATCAAAGTAATTACCTATTAATTTTAATTCATTTTTAATAGCATCCATTTTCTGTTGCTTCTCTATTTCTTTTGCTTGTTCATAATCGTGTTGCATTACCCATTGTTCGTGCATACCTAATTTACTAAAGAAAATATCTAATGCTGTTTGACTCATTTGTACTTTTGTTTTAGTTTTAATTCTAGATAGTGAACTCCTTGGTTGTACGCTTTTCTATCTGCCTGATGATAAGATTTAGGAAGCCACTGATAATAGTTCATTCCTTCTTCTAATCCGTTTCTACTCTGATAAGAATTAATCATAAAATCTACTGAATAAGTCCAATGCTTAAATCCTATGTATCCTTTGTGGTCTTTAAAACCAAAAAGATTATTCATAGAAGCTGAACTTCCTCTAGAGAATCCGCCTGTTTCAAATAAAGCTTGTGCAGTAGTTTCATAAGGATGAGTACACCCGATAAGACGAGTGTACTCATACAAATTTCTTTCGTTTAAATTAGAATCACGATAACTTATAATTTTTAATTTTAATGACATAGAGTCATACATTTTTATCATTAAATTATCTTGTTCTAAACTTCTGTAAACTACAGGATAAATACTGCGATGAACAATAATAGTTGATAGCGTAAGAGAAACTCCAAACAAAAACCAAATTAATCTGTTTTTATTACGCCACACGGAGGTGATGTCTTCTACCTCCATGTTGTTTGTAATTTTTGTGATTTTTGCTTTCATTGGTAGTTTGCTTTCTTAGGTTTTTGTGAAATTCATTGAAGATTTCTGGATCTACTGCACAACTGGGGTTGAGACGATGAAACCAATCTTCAAATCTTTCTGCTTCTTGAATCTCTACTTCGTTAGAAGTAAACCAAGACTTAATTTTCGTTATCAGATTCATTGTTAGTGTCATTGTTTTCAGATTTTAATTCTTTTAGATAATCTTGAAATGTAGGATAGACAATTCCATCTTTGTTTGCAAGACGACTACATTCAAATATATCATTACCATGAGCCTCTTCAAGAGCTAACATAACAGGTTTAATATTTTTTAAATCTTCTAAGCTGGCTCCGTTTTCTAATAGGTCGTAAATTGTTTCTACTGGGGTCTTAATCATAATTACTCTGCTGGGGTTACATCTGATTCAATAAAGTCATAAGCTCTGGTACTACCTACCATGTTAAATTGGTAAATGGTTGTTCCGCAGTGCTCATCATCTAGTCTAATTTTAAACAGAGAAGTATTCTTAAAGTAAGGAAGCATAATAGACTCTGATAGGTTTCCTGATAAGTAAACTTTTTTCTTGTCTGTTGACGTTACTCCTGTGTTTGAAAATGGTTCCCATCCACTAACTGTTTTGTAAGTGTACTCTACTGTGGGATTTTCTGTGCAAACATAACCTACGTAAAGAAGAAGTAAAACTCCTCCATCAGGCATCTTCATCATTTTAAGAAACTCTTTCCCCGTAGTACTGTGACAGATAGCTACCCTATATGTAGGGTCAAATCCGTTCTCTACTGTTTTAGTTGTCCATTGTGCTTTACTTTCACTAAGTAAAGACATTAAGATTAAAAAAATATACTTTTTCATTGTTATTTCTTTTTAAATTGTTTAAACCATTCTATAATATATTTATCATCTACAGATTCAAAGTTCAAGGGTCTAACATTAGGGTCATTAGTTATTCTTTTCCAAATATTCCCATACTTTCTTAGTTGATGATTTTCAATAAAATCATAGAATGAAATTAAATCTTCCTCACTATACATTCTTTCAGCTTGCTGGTTAATAATAGCTTCATAAATTTTAACTTGATTTCTATACAAAATAGCAAGCTTGTTTTCTATTACAGAGAACTCGCACATTGAGCTTCCTAAAACTTCTTCAAGTGTTTCTTGTTTTATTTTTACCATCTGTCTATGTTTTCTACTAAAGCAATAGTAATGCTTGTAATGATTGCAGCTGGAAACCACCAAACAGCATAAAGAAAAATCAACCAATAGTTGTTTTCATAGTAAGCTATTAAGATTGGAAACAGCCAAATTGCTATAATTGCTATTAAAAATAAAACAGCAATTACGTTTATTAAAAATCTAGTCATTTTCTTGAATGTCGTAATAAAGTTTATCTTGATAGATATCTAATACTTGGATTTGAGGAAGAAGAGTAAGCTTCCTAAGCTCTTTACTGTATTGTTCTCTGGTATGAATAGGATAATCAATAGTTCTTTCTGCTACAATGTCTTTGATTTTAATTCTAACTATGTCAAAGGTTGTAATGTATCCGGAAGACTTTGCTTTTTCGTAATCCGCTTCTGTTTCAAAAGTAAAATTAAAATCTTTTTCATCAGAATCTTTTTCTAAATATCCAATAGGAAGAGCTTTAATCCATTCGGCTACTCTTTCAGCCCATTCTTCTTCTGGACAACGTGCTACTATTTCTCCGTCTACATAAACTCTCCATTCGTCTATGTTATTTACTGTGGCTTTTCTTACTTGTATGTTCATTTTGTTTTTATTTTGTTTTTACTATCTCGATTAACTTCTTAAGACAAGCAAGTTCTGCTTCTTCGTAGGTCTCATACTCTTTTGAGTAACTGTTAAGTTGAGTTATTTTATAGTATTGTCTGTTCTCTAAACCATCTACAACTGAGTATAATCCATACTTCTCTCTAAACCATCTAAATGCTTGTTGGTATAGTGGTGCAGTAAAATTACTTGATTCTATAAAAGTATCTTGGTTTGTTGAATATAACCAATCATCTTCCATTATTAATGTTTTATCAATATAAACAGCAAAACAAGGTTCATCAAATCCTAATTCTTTAAGTTCTAATGCAATCTCATAAGGTATAAATTCTTTGTTCATTTTAATTTAATTTTTGTTTTTTCTTTCATCTATATAGCTGATTATAAATCCTGTCAATACAATAAGATTCATTCCTATTGAAGCAAGAAGTTCGTTTAAATCGCTATATACGTTCATAGTTAAGTGTACATGTCCCACTACCCAAAATGGAATGGATAAGTTTTGACTTATCCAAACCACTAGGTAGCGTAACAAGTGTGTTAGTTCTTTCATTAAAGAATATATCTGTAACGAATATGTGTAATAAAAAAATAAGTTATGATTTTAAGTTATTTTTCACAAATGACTTGAACTTTACAAATTTAACATCATAGTCACCTTCATTGTTTGTTCTTTCTATGTAATCAAAATATTCTTTTTTAACTTTAGACCATTCTACTTTAACATCTTTTACAAATGATTTCATGGCATCATATTCATCATCATAATCTGCTTCTCCATTGCTTTTTTCATACCAATCATCCCATTTAGATTCAATTGACTTCCAATCAAGTTCATTTGAGTTTGACTCATTAAATTGTTCGTGTGTTTTATTATTTTTCATTTTTTTTGTTTTAAAATATGTACCTAATCGTATTCCAGCCGATTATCTCATCGTGTAGTTCTGTCCACTGATCAATGTAACTAGCTTTTAGATTGTGTTTGTAGCGGATATTTTCGCCACCGTACTCTGATATTTTGTTTTCTTGTATTTCAGGTCGCCAAAGTAAATGTTCACCTGGAAGATCATAAATAAGATTTCTTTTATGCTTATCTTCATTATGCGTTAGAAAGATAACTTCTGCTTTAACTCTATCTTTATACTCAGGGTTGACTGCATGGTCTAATTGTATAAAGAGTTCTTTGTATGCATCTGTCCAGTTTTTTTCATAAATAACTGGACTAAAATTTACATGAACATCGTAGCCGGCTTCTATAAAACTGTTTATTGCTTCCATACGATTAAGTATAGGGGTAGTATTAGGTTCTAAATAGTCCGCATAACATTGTGGCATAAGACTAAATCTAATCCTAATCTTTCCTTCTGGGTTGTACTCAAGTAAATTTTTATTTACATATTTGGTTGCGAATGAACCCATAGCCCTTGGATGATCTTTAAAGAAATCAAAGATACGTTTCCAATCATAAAACTTCGCATGCAAACAAAAGTCTTCGTTACAAGAGATGTCATAAGTTACTAATGACTCGTGAGTTTGATTAGGCTTATCTACAACTGCGAACATGGCATGATTGTTTATAGCAGTCAAAATATCCCCGATATTAGTTGCAACAGTTAATCCTTCTGGTTTATGGCGTTTCATATAACAATAAGAACAGTTATAGAGACAACCATAACCAAAAGAAGGACTAATAAAATCTGTAGAACGACCTGATGGTCTAATAAGCATTGACTTACGGTTGACATGCTCAACCATACTTCCTTTTGTTTCCATGAGTAAAGTTACTGTAAAGACTTTACAGCAAGAATAAATCCTAATATTCCGCTAAAAATGCTACTAGTAACTAATACAGCAAAAACAATAGGATGCGGATTCATAATAACAAGTTGATGAATACACAAATAGGAAAGCAACATAATTGTTACTCCCAAAAGGGTTTTAAAACTTTTAGACATAGGTTATTCTTTTAGGGATTTTAAATCTAGATTTAAGCCAATTCTCCAAAGTAAGATAATGAGTACGATAGCTGGTACGATACTCATAAAAGATTATCTCCCACATAAGATCATTGTCTACTAATTTTGCGTAAACTTGTCCTTGATAAATAGGAGTATCTTTATAAAATTCAGGATGACTAAACTCATCTACTATTTCAAATTCTAATTCTGTTTCACAAAGATGTGCAGCAAAAGTATCTAATACAGCAGAATCAACAGGATGTACTTTTAATTCTTTCTCTTCAAAAGAAACGTACCAATTTCTATCTTGGCATTGTAATTTACCTTTCATATTTCAAATATAATAAAAACTACTTTTTCTTTTTTTGTAGTAGTTTTTTCTTTTGTAAGGTCCCCTTTTAACTTTAGTTTTTTGAGGAGTTTCTGGTAAAACTGGTTTTGAAGCAAGATCAAAATCATCGTATTCTGTTAAATACTTTGACTCTGTTACTTCTCTAGTAAAATTGATTGGTTTGTCTAAAAACCGAATAAAGAGATTGTCTACGGCAAACATAAACAACCAAATGCCTGCAACTGCAAAAGCAATTGCTTTCCAAGGATTAAAAGGATTGGATAAACCAATGTTAAATCCCCAGAGTACAGCAATGAATACAAGCAATAGTGAAAGTATTCTTACTGCCCACTTTAATTTATTAATACTCATAAGATTGGGTTAAATTTAAGTTACCCCTCAGCACTACCTGGACGGGGTAACTATGAAATGCGTTAGAATTCTCTGCCTACAATTTGTTTAGTCAAGTCGTTATATCTAATTAAGATACGACTCATCCAATCAATCTTTGCTTTGGTTTTAGCAGAGGTAATTTCAGTTTCTAATTGATTAGCATGTTTTAACATGTCAATACCTTTTTCGGTATATCCGCTAATAATTAGGGTGAGAGATTCTTTCTTTAATTCAGAAATTTCTAACTCAACAGATTTAAAATAATCATTCAAGTTAGATTCGATAATCTCTTCAAGAGTCTTAACAATAGGATTGTTAGCTTTTGGACTAACATACTCATCGGTAATTCTCCTGGGTTTAGTTTCAGGTTCAGGAATGTAATTCCTTTCTCTTACAGCAGTATAGACTTTGCCGTCTATAACTACTTTCTTTGTGGGTTTAATGTACTTATTCATAGTTAGTTTAATTAGTAGCCGGAGGAGGAATCGAACCTACCGTTTCTGGAATGAAAATCCAGCGTCCTTATATCCAAATGGAAACCACTAGACGATCCGGCCAAATTTCTGTTACTTTTTGTGAATAGGATTTTTACAATTACCTTTATGGGTTAAGACTGCTCCATTTCCCCAAGGTCCAAAAACATATTCGCAAGAATCTATTGTTACAATTTCAATTTTATAGCCAAAATCACTAAGTTTATGACTTTCTTTTTTTGGCACTTCTTCATCTTGACATCCTACAAGTCCTACAATGCCGACTATAAGCATAATCATAAGAGAATAAAGTACGACTAATAAAAATGTTCTCATAACTTATTCAAATTCTTTACAATAAAGTACTACCTTTCCGTTTTCTATTTCGTAATAATCATCTATTGCACCGTTTCTAGTTACGTAAACCTGTTCAAGATTTTTCTTAACTATTGTTAAAATTACACCACTGTCAACCTTTATGATATGATGTTTAATCGGCTTTTCACGATTAATTACGTTGAAAACAAAAGTAGAGTCATCCTTTGTAAGTTTTCCAAATTTTGGATCAATACAAAGTTTTGGGAGACTGTCGACTACCTTGGCAGTTTGGGTACTACAAGCAGATGCCTGTAGTCCCAAAATACCAAAGATAATCAATCCCAGAGCACAATTGAGATTGAAAGTTCTCATACTCAAGAGAATAAGATTTTAGCAAGTTCTTTCTTCATATTCCTTGGCATCTTTCTGATCATCTCTTGAACAAATTCAAGACGATCTTGATCAGTTAAATCAGTACTAAAGTCACGCCTTGCGTTCTTTTGATTGTTCAGAGTAACTACGCCATTTGACGAAGCTACTGCAATCATAGTTTCTTTTGAACGCAATCTAGCGTAATAACGAGCAGAACAGCCTGCTGCGTTTCTTCCTAATTGTTCTGCTGATAACTCAAAAGAGTAAGCAAGATTGTTAGGGTAAAGTGATACATTCTGTAAGATCACTTTGTCTTCTTCGGGTTGAAACATTTTTCTCATGGTATTTTTAATTAATTTTTAATTTGTTTTTAGTTTTTTAGTTTTTTAGTTTAATAGGGTAATACTTCTTCGGTTATTGTAGACCATTCTTCAATAATTTTAGATGTAGAGTTTAGACTTTCAATCCAGTT